ACCCCCAATATTGCATCCACTCCCCGCGGGATCACTTCGGAAATAAGCGGAATTGATGCGTAATTGCTGAGACTCCGCTTTATTTCTAAGATTAGCGGAGGGAAACAAAATGTTTTCCAAAGGGGTATTCTTTATTATATCGGGGTATTTTACCCAAATGTTTTACCAAATGTTTCCCCACGATTTACGAAATGGGGAAACAAAACTAAAAAACAATATGATAACTACCTCTATAGTATATGATCATCGTGGACGGGCAGACAAGAATACTCCCGGTCCTGTTGAGATACGCGTAACGGTTGAGCGCAAGTCTTATTACGTCAATAGTGGCATAAGGGTGCTTAAGAGTAACTTCGCTGCTGGCTGTGTAGTCAACCAGTGCGATGCTGACGAACTGAACCAGCGGCTGCGCATTATCTATGCCCGCGTGCAAGAGCTCTGCAACCGGTACATCGAGCAGGGCAGGCCTATTGACGTGAAGGCTATCAAGACGAAAGCATGGCAGACAGTGGAAGATAATGACGTGACTCTGCTTGACTTCATCGAGCAACAGGAGAAGGTGATGAACCTCACGCCTGGCACTATCCAACATTATGCGACGCTGCGCCTCAGACTGACGGAATACGGCAAATTGCTCAGATGGAGTGACCTCACTGCGGAAAATATCTGCCTGTGGGACGCTTGGCTCCATGAGTTGAAGGTGCCACAGAGTGCAGCCGAAAGGAAGGCCGGCGAGCCTGTCAGGTGCATAGGTGACGGTACGGTGTATAACTACCACAAGTGCCTGAAGGCGATACTTAACCGGGCTGTGATGTTCGACAAAATAGACGTGAACCCTTACGACAAGTTGCGTGGAAGGTTCAAGAAGGGCGATGTCAAGTCGCTGGAGTTCCTGACGAGCGAGGAAATGCAGGCCATTGAGTCGTTGCACCCGGTGAAGGGCTCAACGATGGCGGTGGCTCGTGACTTGTTCGTGTTCCAGATGCACACAGGCTTATCTTATGCCGACACTCAGGAGTTCGACTTCTCGCAGTACACGAAGAAGAACGGCAAGTGGGTGAATATCGGCCACAGGGTGAAGACGGGCGTTGAGTATATGGCTATGCTGACGGAGGAGTGTGTGCGCATACTTGAGTCATACGGCTGGACCTTGCCTAAGATTGCTAACTCGGAATATAACCACTGCCTAAAGGCTCTCGGTGTGGCAGCAGGTGTGAAGACTCCGTTGCACTCACACCTTGCCCGTCACTCATTCGCCACCAGGGCAAGGGCTATGGGCGCACACCTCGACGACATCGCTAAGATGCTCGGCCACACCAATACAGTACAGACTCAGCGTTATGCTAAGATAATGCCTGAGCAAGTCTTCGCCCAGTTGGAAAAAATCGAAAAACTCACTAAAATAAACAATGATGATTAGGACATTTCTTTTTATTGCCACAGCTCTGCTCCTTGCGAGCTGTGAAAAACCATCGCTCAGCGACTTCCTCAATGCTGAGCAGTCAGAGTCTTACGACGAGTATGGCAAGAAGTTCACCTTCACGGTGAAGGGTGACTTCTCTGCTCCCACATTCACCCGTGGCTATCTCTCAGCGGATGGCAAGGACATGACAGACTTGTGGGTGTTCGACTATGTAGAGGATGAGTGCGTGCAGATGGTGCACCAGACTGCCGCCGATGATAATTGGGGCAAACCGTCCATGGTATTGTCATACGGCAGTCATCACATCTATTTCGTCGCCAGTCGTGGCGAGGGTGCCACGCTTGACGCTGACTCTCACGTGATAGAGTGGGAACTACCACGTGACACGTATTGGAAGGACTACGCCGTGGATGTGGTGAGCACCAGCAACGGCAACAGGGCCGTGACGCTTGACCGCGTGGCCACAAAGTTGAAGATAACGGTTAATGACGAGGTGCCTGCAACGTGTGCATCTATATCCTTCACTCCGTCGCAATGGTACTACGGCTGGGACTATGTGGCAGGCACTCCTGCCTTGTCTCGCAATACTGAGAGGGTGGTGACGGTGCCTGCATCATACGTCGGCACTGCCGGACAACTGACTGCCAGCATCTTCGGACTGAGCAGTTCGAGCGAGTGGACCACCGACGTGGTGCTGAGCAGTAAGGATGCCTCCAATCAAGTCATCGGCTCTGTTACTATAATAGGTGCACCCTTCATTAGTAATCGAAGCACTGAGTATTCTGGTAATCTGTTCGGAAGCTCCAATGGCATAGACGTGACACTCTCCACAGACTGGCTCTCGCCGGTGGTTGCGACGTGGTAAAAATATCAAGGGCACTGAGTTGTTACTCGGTGCCCTTGCTGTTGATACTCTTCATCAGTTCCTGGAGGTCGTTCACCTCATCTTCTGTGAGTGCCGGTTCATACTCCACGTCGTCGTCATCCTCAAAGAGTGACGGGAACATATCCTTGACCGTCTTGCCCTCGCTGCCCCGCATGGCAAAGGTGGCGGCAAATACGCACTCTGCAATGAGCTGGTGCTTCAGTTTATCTCTGTCTCTGTAGCCACGGATGATTCTGCGGACCTGCCAAAAGTTCAAGTCGTAGAGAAACGTGTGATGTTCGATGCCAATCTCGCCAACGACCAGTTGATAGATGTCGTTGGCTGTTATTAGTTTTTTCCCTTGCCGGCATTTTTTTTCTCCTTTGGCTCGCCTTCAGGTAAGGCATAGAACTCAGAACGCAGGCTGAACACTGCGCCGATGGCAGCCCCCATCTCCAGTGGAGTAGCTTCTGTCATTATCTGTGCGTCGGTGATTGGCGCGTCTTCCTTCTTTGCCTCATAGTAAGACATTATGGCTGCCACGAGCAGGAAGATACTCTTCTTCACGTCCGGCATCTTGTTAGCTGCTATTGCCTCGCCTACCTCGCCCATGAAGTCGGCGATGTCCTGACCGCTGAGGTCTTTGTATGCTATCTCGGTAGCATAACAATATGCCACCATTACTTGCTTGCCTGCAAGTGTAATTTCTTTATTCTTCATAGTTCCTTTGATTTTTAGCCCGCCACTGAAGTGACAGGAACAGTGATAAAAAAACGCCCGCCAACTGCTTCGCGTTGGACCGTGAAGGCAGCGGCAGGCGCGATGGTGGGTTATGATCCTACGGTATAGTTGCCGTAGCCACTCAACTGAGCGGTGTAGTCGGCAGTTCCGAGTGGGCCATTGAGAGTCAACTGCGTGATGATTACGCTACCACTGACGATAGTTGCGCCTGCGGTACGGTTGTTGGCACCGCTGACGTTCGCAATCTTGAACTTAACGGGAGTGCCTGCCTCCTTGATAGTTTCAATCTCTGCCAATCCCTGTGCTTGCACAGCAGAAGTGATGGTGTCACCGCTGCGCACGAGTGCGGATGTCGAAATGTCCCATGCAAGTTCTGTTGGTTCTTGTACTGTGTAATTCCCTGGCGTATCCTTCGTTGTGGCATCCTCCAAGCTAAGGCTACAATGGAGAGACAAAGTTTTCGCGGCTCCGATAACTTTTGTAGCGGCATTTGTGTTGTCGCTTGACAGGAACAGACGAACGAACTGACCCTTAGTGAACGAGCCGACGGCGATTTCCTCGACGGCAGGAGCCTCTGAAAGCGTCTCTATCTCTGAAGCTGAGGTGAATTGGAGCTGCTTAGTGGCGTTAGTTCTGTCGTCAAATTGGAATGTACAGTCGTTTAACCAGAAGTCGCCCTTACGAGCGAATGTTGCGCCGAGCGCGGTCTGGTTGTCAGTGGTGCTGGTCTCATCCCATATCAGCGTGAACTTCGTCAGTGACTTTATAGCGGTCAGCATAGCGGCTACATCGGTCACATTTAATGAATCGACGCTGATGGTGCAAGCCTGACTGACTACGGTCGGCAGCTGAGCAATACCTAAAATGTCCTTGTGGTTGGCATTCTCGGTATTGTTGGTATAGGTGATTGAGCAGTTGGTTGACATGCCGATGACCTTGTACTTTTGCGCTGTTGCGTCGTAGCTCAGTATTCGAAAGTTTTTACCTTTTAATGTTGCCATATTCTTTTCCTTTTTTTTGGTTATTATACAATGTCGAGTCTCAGGCTATACACACCCTCCACCGTTTTGCCTACGGCTCCGGCACCATACTTGATGTCTGCTGGTATGTCTGCAACCATCTCCGCAAGTTCCTCGCGTGATGT